CAGTTACAAAACTTCTCCCAGTTGGTAGTAGTGTCTCTTTGTAGTGAGATTGCTGCCATTTGTGATTAGCTTGAATGAATGTTGTCGCATTCCTCTTCGACTTTGGAGAGGAAAAATTGGATGACTTTATATTTTTCCACCATAGGAAGGTCTGCATCCAAGAGTACTTTGTGTCTTGCTTGCACAAAATCAAAGCAACTCATCTTCCATTTATATGGGGAAATTTTCCTTGGCTTAGAAAACGCCGGGGATAAGTTGCCCAGTGGTAACGTAAGCACCAAGAGCAGCAACGAAACCAAGCATCGCTGCCCAGCCGTTAAAACGTTCTGCTTCATGTGTAAAGATTGGGTTGGTGTTGTGGTGTGACATTTCGATTAATTGAATAGGTGGTTCGTAAGGGTACTCATTTTCGAGTAGTGTATCAAGATCTCTTGTTTTCATTGGTGGTTTTTTTTAAAACTTTTTTAACTTCTGCATAACGAAATTCGTTCTCGTATTTTTTTTCATGTACTATTACTTGCTTACCTGAATGTTCACAGGCTTGCATAAACATAGTGAAGTAATGCCAATGATTTTTTGGAATGTACTGTGGAGACAGACAAACAAATATGTGATCGAATTTATAATCAGCAAACTTGTAGTCTTCTCTTTCCACATTCCAATAGTTTGGAACAATTCTCTGGTTAAAAAAATTTCTTCTTTTACAGGAGCTGTTCTTATTACCAATCCAAGTGTATGAATTAATCTTTCCTTGGTTAACTAACCATGAAATCCAATTACCTTCATGTACTCTATTGGCATTACAAACTTCGTTATATCCTATTTCTAATGCGTGTTCATAATCTCTAGCTTGGACACTATGTGGTTCTATAACATCATCATGGTGATCTATATTAATTAAATCAATCTTAGATTTATCTTTGATGTCGTAAAGAATAGCATCATGCTCATATCCAAATGAAACACTATCGCATTTATTTAATGCTTGTAAGAATACATCGAAACAAAATAACAAGTTGCCTTGATCTACAATAAAATGACAATCCCTAAAATCAGAGTAATCAAATAATTGATTCCATCTAGTTGTAGGGTTACCATCATGTTGTAATGTCTCGTAGAGTTCAATACTAGGAGACATAATATAGTCCAGATCAATGCTTAAAACTTTCATTAGAATTGTAGATCTGACTGTTCTAATTTAGCTACAACGTCAGCTCTGTAGGCTGGGTCATTGTCATAGCGAGGGTCTCCCATAGCTGCTACGAGTTCAGCTTGAGATCTGTAAACTTGACCACGATTACCGGCTGGTTTGCCCTGAAGCATTCTACCTTCGTAACCATTGGCTTCGTTGTACTGTGCTTGTAAGCCTTGAAAAGCTATACCAATAGCTGCAATGTTTCCTGTATCAACTACAGAATCATAAGCATCTATTTGTTTTTGACTAAGATTAGCCGATGCCCAGTTAACTACATTTGCATAGTTCTGTTCTCCGCCTGCTGCATTCTGTACCTGATTAACTTGTGCATCAGACATCTCAGCAGATTGAGTTTGAGCTTGAGGATTATTAGCTTGAATTTCTAAATAAGCATTCACTAAATCTTGACTACTCATTTGAGAAAAACTTTCTATTGTTTCCTCTGATAGGGTACCATCGTTAGCATAGTATTCTGCGGACGCATCTTCTATCAGATTGATCGCAGGAGCATATTCAGATACCTCCTCATCAGTTCCTTCTTCTTCTTCATATCCTTCGTCTGTGCTTTCGTAGTCGACTTCTTCTTCTTCTTCTGTTTGTCCAAGTTTCTTTTGTAATGATAAGTAAGCTGATTCTAATTCTTCAGCGTTCTTGTATTTACCAGCTAGTAGACCTTCTTGTTCTGCTACTAACTCTTCTCCTACTTGTAGAGAGTCCTGTTCCTCTTCGGTTAGAACCTCTGCTTCAGGAGTATTATCATATGAATAAGTTTCGCTCATTATTCAGGTTGTTCCGGTGGTTGTTGTTGTTGTTTGCTTGGGTCAGCCAAAGGTGAGTTAGCAAATTGACCAGCTTGCTCTAATAGAGTCTGGTTCTGTTTCATCTGCATCTGTTCTTCTTTAGCATCTGCCATTTGTTGTTCAGTCTTAATAAGATTAAGAACATCAATACCTTGTGCAGCAGCTAGACGTTTGATAGCTTCCATTGGATTGACATATTTCATCAATGCTTCTGGACCTACTGTCTGTGCAACAGTTTGCATAAACATAGTAAGTGCTTCTCTGTCTTGCCCTCTACCTAAAGCATTGACACCAGCTACGATTGCTGGTCTAACAAAATCTTTAGGTAACTTAGGTAGCTCATTACTTCTTTGTAATACTAACAAAGTTCTGTCAAGATATGGTATGAGGAAAGATGTAGTTAACAAACTAAAGATGCCACCGAGCTGTTGCTCTAGTTCTAACTGTGTTAGTCTGACTTCTTCTGCTGTTACTCTCTCTGCATTCCTCACATTCATCACTAAAAATGCTTCGAGTAATCTTCTCTCTATTGTAGATGACATATTTGCAGCCGTAGAAAAATCTGCTGTCTTTCCTACTTGAACTACTTGTACGTCTTCCGCTCGCCCCTGTACTATAGCTCCATTTCCAGCCTTTGCAATTACCGAAGGCTTTGTGGTTGAAGATGGGCTGACCAGAAAGATTACCTTACTAGCAGCAGCAGCTCCTTCCACTAGAGCTTGAGATAATCCCTCGAGAGATTTTAGATCTCCAAGAAACTCCTCTACCCTTCCACGTCCGTACTGTTCACCGTCCACAGAATTAAAAGTAAGCACGAGCCAAGGACTCGCATTCTTAGGAGCGGTACTACGTGAACCGGGAATAATTTTATCTTCTATCTCTTGATACCATACCCATCTGCCGTTCTCTAGTTTCACGCACGTGTAAACTTCGACATCATCAGTATGTGTACCATTTGTTTCGTCGATACTCGTGTTAGGTTTTGTCTCTGGGAGTTCATAACCTAGTACGTCTCGACTTATCAATTCCTTTGTAACTATTTCTAGGACGTTACCATTTCCGTCTCTGTTAACGACATACCTATTTAATGGATAGTTCTTAATACCATCTTTACCCATAAACAATAAAGCATTACCACCAACAATTAAATGTTTAAGTGCTTGGTGTATGATAACTCTATCATTTGATGCAGCGATGTAGTCCATGACCATACGCTCCATTTTAGATAAGGATAGTTCAAGTTCTGACTTAGCATTAGGAGGTATATCTTCACCTAGTTTATCCTCTCTTACCTGTAGTTTAAAGAAGGAGCCTTGTGGTGGTAAGACTGCAAGCATAAGTTTTGCTGCTAATCCTACCACACACTTAGCACCAACGGACTGCCAAGGTACATTGAGAGTCTCATGTGTAGGTCTTGAAGATGTATCGTCTTGTATTAAGTATGGCAACGTGAGTTCTGAACAATCAACTGCTTTATCTAGGAATTGTCTTCGATCTGTTACCAGTTCATTGTATCTCTCACGAGCTGTCATTAGTTCACTCCTCCACTACCGGCTCCGCCTTGAGCACCAGTATTTATTTGTGGAGATAATGGGATATAAAGTTGGTTAGTACCAGAACTTTGTTCTCCATCTCTCTTATCACTTCTTTCGTCCATAGCATCTGCAACTTGTGGGTTGACTTCCTGAACCACTGGGTCAGGTGGCGGAGCTGTAGGTGCTGGAGGTAATGGTGGTGGTGGAGCTGGAGGTAGTGGTGGTGGGGGTGCAACGCTACGGCTGCCTCCAAATATACACATTAGATTTCGTCCTCTTCTATTGATTTTATGTAGTCAATCACACTGGCTTGTCCAGCGCGATACATGATTGATTGTATATCTTCTTTTGGATGGATTGGTTTCCACCCGAAGTTATCTTCTAATTTATCTATTAACTCTTCAAGTCTTTCGTTGTGTAGCTTAAGAGTATTGAGGGAGATTGACATTCGAGTGTTCAAAAAATGCAGGCATTCTAGCTGCCTTGGTCTGAG